ACGAACGTAACCGGTATTGATGCGATCGTACAAGGGGCACAGGAACGGATCGAACTGTGTGCCCGTATTTTGGCCGAAACCGGGATGAAGCAGCTGTTCCGGGGACTACTCCGTGAGATCGTCAACAATCCCAATCAGCCCCGAACCGTCCAGTTGCGGGGCAAGTGGGTCGATGTCCAGCCTTCAACCTTCGATCCCACGATGCGCATATCGGTAAACCCAACCCTCGGGAAGGGTTCCGATATGACGCGGCTGATGGTTCTGCAGGAAGTAAAGGCGACACAGACCGCGATCATGCAGCAATTCGGCGTAGAGAATCCACTTTGTGGCGTACAAGAATTCCGCAATACGTTGACGGATATTTTAGCTATCGCGAATGTCAAGAATGTCGGAAGATATTATCGCGAAATTGACGAAGCGACTGTTAAACGTATTGCAGAAACACCCAAAGAGCCGGATGCGGCTACGCTGCTCGCGAAATCGCAGATGGAAAAGAACCGCGTCACGATGGCGACCGAAATCTCCAAATCGAACTTCCAAGATCGAAAGTTGCGCATCGACGATGATTTCCGCCGCGATCAGATGGTTCTCAAGGGACTTCTCGACGCCGCCAAGATTGAGGCCCAATTCGCTGTCGACATCAATGAGGCGGAACTAGAAGCCGAAAATACTCCGCAGGAAGTACCGCAACCTGCCCCTGCTCCAATTCCAGTCCCACCGATAGGACAGCCCAATGGACCACCAGATGCCGGACCAGAAGCCGGAGCCCCGCCTCAGCAATCATGAGGTGGAGGAGAAGGCGGCAGAGGCAGAATCGCTGTTGGCCAGCGAAGTGTTCCAATCTGCGATGAACGGTGTATATTCCAGGGCGGTTGGAACACTACTAAGTACGGAGGTTGGTAGCTTGACAGCCACCGGGGCGCATGCTACCATGAAGGCTATCATCGACATCAGAAGTCAGCTTGAAGACTTCATTAACGACCACAAGATGCGACAGAAGTATAATAAGGGAGACAAATAATGGCTGATGGACCGCAAGCATCGGTGGAAGTTCCTGTCGAATCGATGTTTCCTAACGTTACTGGCGGAACTGAAGTCGACGAAGAGAGCCCGGCAAAGGGCGGTGGTGACGATGAAAACTCGGAGGAAGTCATATATGGCAAAGATTCGAAGCCCAAATCCGGTCCAAGGGATCCTAGCGAAGAAGATGGATCAGATAGCGACGGCGACGATGACGAGGGGGACGCTGGAGAAGACGAGTCCGACGACGGGGATGACGATACTGGAGAAGAAGGGGCCGAGGATCAAGAAGAAGCTGCTGTACTCGCCCGGAAAGTTGAAGTTACGGTCGATGGAAAACCTGTAGAGGTTACTGTCAAGGAAGCTCTTGATGGTTATATCCGGACCGAGACCTTCCACCAGCGAATGAACCAGCTGGACGAGGCGAAGAAGATCGTTCGCCGCGCCGCTGCAGATGCCGTGCAGAATTACGAGTATTCCATGAACGTTGCGCGCCAGATGGAAGCGCACATGGAGCAGATGATTCCCAAAGAACCCAATTGGGATGAAGAATTTCAGAAAGATCCACAGAGGGCGCGGGAACTTCAACGCTACTACGAGAAGGCAAATGGGTTCCGCAGTCAGATGCGGGCTCAGATGCAAGAGATCGTCGCCAAGCAGAATGAATCCAGTCAGACTCAATTAGCGGCATTCGCTGAGGAAGAGGCTGCGAGGTTCGAAGCTGCGAACCGCAAGAATTGGAGCGACCCCAAGAAGAAGGCTAAGGATTTGCAGTCGATGCGCAAGACTGGCCTCGCTTCCGGGTTCTCCGAAGAAGAGCTAAGTCAGGTTTACGATTCGCGGATGCTCCAAGTTCTTCTCAAGGCAAGTAAGTACGACCGTATCATGGCGAATAAACCACAGCCAGTTCAAAAAATCGTTGCCAAGCCTATTGCTCCGGGCGCGGGAAGCGCTAAACAACGATCTAAATCCAATGGCGTTAGTTCTGCCATGAAGCGACTTAATCGCACTGGAAGAATGGATGACGCCGCAGTTGTGTTCGATCAACTGTTGTCGAGAGAAAGGTAACTTGACGACCGCGCTGCGGCGTGTTAAAATGACGGTATGGACGAGAAATTTATACCGTGGCATAAGCGCAGCTTAGAGAACGCCGAGGCGTTCAGGAAGACACAACGCGAGGCGAAACAACGCCGAACGTTAAGAGAACCTGAAAAGGTGTACGAAGAACGCGAACGATCAAGAGCTAAGCATAAAGATAAGCACTTGATATATCTTAAGAAGTGGCAAAAAGAATGGTACGAGGCGAACAAAAAGGAGTTGATGCCTCGTCGAATAGCTAGGGTAAGAGCGCGTGAGAAAGGACTTGATACTCCCATCGCCCGCATGTACTTACCTCAGACAGAAGAATTCTACCGGGAAGCTCGGAGACTCACTGAAGAGACGGGCATCTCACATGTAGTAGATCACTATTGGCCGGTAAACGGTAAAAATAGCTGCGGTCTGCATGTTCCATGGAATCTTCGTGTCATTACTGGTGCTGAAAATAGCGCTAAAGGTGACAAGGAACCGGAGGACACATGGTCTTCCATAACCATCGAACAAGGAGATTGATATGCCAGTAACAACCGGTGCGTTTACCACCTACGGGGCAAAGGGCAACCGCGAGGACCTGAGTAACTCCATTTATAATATTGATCCTTTTGATACGCCAGTTATGTCAATGGCTCGTCGACGGAATGCCAAGAACCGTACGTTCGACTGGCAGACCGAGAATCTTCCGGTCGTTGATCCCAACAACGCCCAACTCGAAGGCTTCGTGAACGTCAACAGCGCTTCCACTCCCACGGTTCGTCTGACGAACGTCGCGCAGATTTCGAAGCGCGATGCTACCGTCTCCGGATCACAGGAAGCAGCCGATGCCGCTGGCAAAGGTTCCGAGCTTGGCCACCAGATGGCTATGGCTTCCAAAGTCCTCAAGTCGGATATGGAAACCATCATGTGCTCGCGACAGGCACGTGTTGACGGCGATGCTACCGTTACCGCCCGTAAGACCGAAGCCATCGCTCATTGGCTTGGTCGCGCAACTGACAAGCTCGGCGCTGCTGCCGGTGCTGTTATCGGTGTTACTGCGGGTCTGCCTACTCTGGCTACTGATGCATTCGCTGCGGTCGCGGGTGCCTCGCAGGTAGCGTTCACCGAAGTGATGGTCGGTGATGCGATGCAGAAGGCGTACACCAACGGTGCTTCGCCGGACAACCTCGTAGTCCCCCCGGCGATCAAGCGCACTGTTTCGACCTTCGATGGCCGCAACGGTTCGCAAATCCTCGTCGGCAAGACCGAAGTGGTTGCAACGGTTGACCTTATCGCCACCGATTTTGGTCGCGTCAAGGTTCTTCCTTCCCGGTGGCTCGCATCCGATACTTCGCTGCTGCTCGACGCGGACTTCCTTGCGGTTGCGTTCTACCGCAACTTTAAGACCGAACCTCTCGCCAAGATGGGTGATGCGGAAACCCGCATGATCCTCGCGGAGTGGGGTGTGGAAATGCGCAACCCGCTGGCCCACATCTTATTCAACGGCGTGAAGCAGGGCGCAGTCATTACGACACTGGTCAGCCCGAATATGGTGGCAGCGGCGACGAAGCCGCACTCCACCGATATGCTGATCGACGACCGCAAGTAATACCCTTCGACCCGGCCCCTCGCCCTCCCCTTAACGGGGGAGGGTCCTTTTTAATTGTGGAGGCTAATATGCCGAGTAAGTCTGCAAAACAGGCTCGCACGATGGCGGCGGCTGCACATTCGCCTAAGTTTGCGAAGAAGGTTGGTATCCCGACCAAGGTGGCCAAGGAATTCAATAAGGCCGACAAGGGGACGGGCAAGATTCGGCCTAAGAAAAAATAGTGTTCCGTACTACTTGACAGCTGACGAAGGGCGTGCTACCATGGAAATTAAACGCGTGTATCAGAATGACGGCGCTGTTAAGCGCACCATGATCTGGGAAGATGACCAACCCGAAAAGGTCCATATTTACACCGAACAAGATCTAACGCAGACCCTCGAAAATAATAAAATAATGAGGGAACTCCACCCTAGACGAAGCAACAATAAGCTGGTTGCCCGAGGGGTGCCTGTCTCAGTCTACGAGAAGTCTATCCTCGAAAACTGGGACGATAATGACTGGAAACGTTGGCTCAATGACAGCGATAACGCAGCATTCAGAGTATGGAAAGGCCAAGTTTAATGTGGCCGAGTTCGATACACAAAAAACACTGGGAAAAGTGGGTTTGTGAATTATCGACAGGGTGTCATTTATGGATAGCTTCTACCCGAAGTGGAAGACCGCGAGTATGGTGCGGCGACAATTACAAATTTTTTAATCCCGTCAGATTGATCTGTACGGAATCGTATGGCCCAAGCGAATTGGACGCTTGCCATGTTCCTCCATGTAAAAATTATTTATGTATTAATCCCGATCATTTATATTGGGGCGATTCCAGAACCAATGAATTAGATAAAGGCAGAGGGATTGCGCCATGTATCAGCCGCGCGGGTTCCAAATTTCGGGTTAAAATAAGCTGGAATAATCACATTGGTGTATATAGCTCACTTGAAGAAGCTGTGGCCGCTCGGGATAAGTATTTGGAGCAGTTATAATGGGCACATTCCTTACTGACAAATGTAATGAAATAAGGAATTGGCTTGCCATTGGGCCTGATGTTTACCCGGACACCATTATTACAAGTTGGGTGAGAATGGCCGAGGAATATCTGTCCACGGCGCTCCGTGTCAAGCATATGGTCCAGATCGACACGTCAGTTGTTTCTTCCAATCGAGTTCAGCTTCCTTTGGATTGGCAGGAAATTCGCTTAGTGCGATTGTTGCCGGACGGAAATGTGTGTCGGTACCAGACCCCCGACGCGTTCTTTAACCCGGAATACCCTGAAGCTCCCGATTACCCCACTTCTGGTCAGATTAAGAGCTACACTATTTTGGGCGACTATTTGATGATGGGCGAAGTCACTCCCCTTCCAGGGTTGCAGGTCGAACTTACCTATTATCAGGATATTCCCCCGCTCACCAATGACGCTAACAATTGGGTGAATTATTACAGCCCAACTGTTTACACTCTTAAAATTCTCCACATCGCTTCCATGTATTCCATCGAGGACCAGCGGAATCAAGTTTGGGATGCGGAAGTAGTCCGGTTGGTCAACGGCATGAATGCACA